TTAATTACACAATTGTTAAAAGAGAAACTGTTGTTAACGGTATTACAAAAGTCTTCAAAAGAGTTATAACGTCATCTGATGTTAGACCATTTTTAGAAATATTTTTACCTGAGAAAAACGTATTAGGTGTTACAAGTGTTTTATTAAAAGATGGTACACAATACGCCAATATTCCTACTACTCAAGAATTTTTAGGGGCTGATAATAGATGGTATGAAGTTAAAGCGTTAGTTGAAGATAGAGTCTTCATTGAAGACCCAACGAAAGTTTCAGATAAGCCAGGTATTAAGGTAGGTAAGTACGTCCAAACAAATGATAAATTTATTACTGAGTACACACCTGAAGGGTTTTTCAAAATGACCTATGGTGGAGGTAGTCAATCTGCTGACGAACAATTAAGAGAGTTTGCGAGAAATGGATATACTTTAGATTTAAATAAATACTCAAATAACTTTGCTTTAGGTAGTGTTCTTAAGGCAAATAGTACATTATTTGTACAATACCGAGTTGGGGGTGGAACAGGTACTAATTTGGGGGTTAACATTATTAATCAAATAGGAACAGTTTCATTCTTTGTTAATGGTCCATCAGAATCGGTTAACACAAGTGTTGTTAATTCATTACGTTGTACTAACGTTGTTGCGGCAATTGGTGGGGCTAATTACCCAACAACTGAAGAAGTGAGAAACTTAGTCGCGTTTAACTTTGCGGCTCAAAATAGAGCGGTGACAGTTAATGACTATGATTCTATTATTAGAACAATGCCATCACAATTTGGTGCACCCGCTAAAGTTGCAATTACTGAAGAAAATAATAAAATTAAAGTTCAGATGTTATCTTACGATGAATCTGGTAATTTAACGGAAATTGTGTCAAATACATTAAAAAATAATGTGGCTAACTACCTCTCAAATTATCGAATGATTAATGATTACATTTCTATTGAAAGTGCTAATGTTGTTGATTTAGGTGTTACTATTGATGTAGTGTTAGATAATAGTCAAAACCAAGGGGCGGTTATTTCTCAAATCATTACTATTATATCTGAGTTCTTCAGTCCTGGTAACAGACAGATGGGTGAAAATGTGTATGTGTCTGACCTTAGAAGATTAGTTCAAAGTGAAAACGGTGTTATAGCGGTTTCAGATATGTTATTCTTTAATAAGGTTGGTGGTCAATACTCTTCGTCACAAACATCACAAGCCTACATAGATGCGAATACAAAACAGATTGGGTTAGTTGATGACACCATATTTGCAGAGCCAAGTCAGACTTATCAAATTAGATATCCTAACAAAGATATCAATGTTAGGGTCAAAAATTTAAAAACGGTTAATTTTTCTTGATAATTTATTTTCAAAATAAATGAATTATCATTTGAAAATAGTATCTAAACTATTTATCAAAAAAGATTAACATGTCCAACTCGTACAGAATAAGAACCAAACCAGGCGTTGATAGTTCAATTAAGATTTTAATTGACCAAGAGTTTGAATATTTAGAGATTCTTTCTCTAAAAATATTACAAAGTCAAATTTACACAAGACAGTGCTCCGACTATGGAGTTATAGTTGGTAGAGTTAGTGTTAACAATGGTTTTGGTATTCCGAATGCAAAAGTTTCTGTTTTCGTTCCTTTGGACAGTATGGACGAAAACGACCCTGTTATTTCTGATTTATATCCTTACAAAACTTTAGCCGATTTAAATGAAGATGGTTATAGATACAATCTATTACCGTATAAAAGACAACATGGTGGTCACAATCCTACGGGAACCTTCTTTACAAGAGAAGATGTGTTAATTAACCCGAGTCTTATTGAAGTTTACGACAAATACTATAAGTATAATGCGGTAACTAATGATAGTGGTGATTATATGATATTTGGGGTACCTGTCGGGTCCCAAACTGTTGTTGTTGATATTGACCTTTCAGATATTGGTGAGTTCTCTCTATCACCACAGGATTTAATTAGAATGGGGGTTACCACCCCATCTCAAGTTGCGGGAACTTACTTTAAAGCGTCGACAAACCTAAGAGAATTGCCTCAAATCATTACCTTTAACAGAACCCTTGAAGTTGAACCATTATGGGGTCAACCTGAAATATGTAATTTAGGTATTACAAGAACCGATTTTGATTTATCGGGTGAGGCCAATATAGATATTACGCCTACCGCAATTTTTATGGGGTCTTTGGTGTCATCTAAAGAAGAGGATTATGTTAAGAAGAGTTGTAAGCCAACTTTAACTTCAGGGTCACTATGTTCCTTAGTTGCGGGCCCTGGTGAGATTTTAGCCATTAGACAAACAAGCGCTCAGGATTCTAACGGACGACCAATCTTAGAAACGGTTGATTTAGAATCGGGTGGTCAAGTTATTGATGATAACGGAACTTGGTTAGTCGATGTACCAATGAACTTAGATTATGTGGTTACAAATGAATTTGGAGAACAAGTTATCTCAGATGACCCTAAAAAAGGTATACCTACCAGAGGTAAATACCGATTCAAGGTTAAATGGAATCAATCACCATCAGTATCTGCGGACCCGATTAAAAGAGGGTATTTTTTAGTTCCAAATGTTAAAGAGTACGGATGGACTGTTAGTGGTGGGGCCCACATTGACCCAATCACTAATAATGGTGCGAGTTCTGCAAATAAAGACGCGGCTCAAAGGTCATACGCATTTAGTTTAGATTGGGCTGACTATGGTAAAACAGGAACAACATTAGGTAATCAGATGATTAATGATGCAATTAAATGTGAGGACAAATTCTACGAATTCCAATACAATAAAGTTTATACGGTTTCACAATTAATTACTCAATACAGAAATGGTTGGGGTAACTGGAGAGTTATTGCGGTCAAAGATATATTAGATACCGAATGCTCAAGTGATAATAATAAGTTCCCAACAAATGATGCGGTATATAGGTTTGACTTAATTTATTTCCTATTCAACATCATGATGTTTGTTTTTAGACCAATATTATATTCATTATTAATAACTATGCACATTATTGCATTCTTCTTATTAATATTTGGACCAGTACTTGCAATTATCGCAATTGTGGTCGGGTTTGTCGTGTTAATTGTTTGTGGAATTATTAATTTTATTATTAACATTGTTGATGCGATTCCTTTTGTTAGTGCTGGGCCTCCTATTGAATGCCCTTCAGTTGATGATATTTTGGACGCAGCTAAAAAATGTTTGAATTTGTGGAAAAGTTTCACAAAAATGAAGGTACCAAATTTATCGTATCCTGATTGTGAGTTTTGTGGGTGTGACGACGGTGAAGCATCCGTGGCAGATACCTCTGACCCTGTAATTGCGGATGTTTATGAAAATGCTAACCAAGCTGGCGTTAATGCAGTTTTAACTCCGTTTGAAATTTTTTCTAATTATGCGGCAATATCACCTTATATTACCGATAATGGGGTTTATGAAAATTTATTTGCGGGACGAGCGATGGGTAACCCTACCCAACCAAGTAATCCGTTAACCTCCCAAACTCGTATTCCTAAATTTATTAGTGTTGCTGGAGGTAGTGATAATCGGGGACAGGATTATGAATTTACAACAAGTTTAACTCAATCTGAAAGATTGAATCTTTTTAATACTAAGGCAAAATTCTTCCTACCATCGGGAAATAACCCTGGTGGTGGAGTTAATAGAATTAAAGTTTCATTTAATCCTGCGGATGGGGTTTTTCATGAAGATAATGTTGTTGTTTTAATGGTTCAACCAACAAACGCCTCTTTATTTGAAGCGGGTAGTTTAATTTCATTCCAAGCCCCTGAAATGTCAAAAGACCCAAATATTACAGGGTTTACGGCACTTAATGAATATGGTACCGCTAGTAGTACAGGTACTACGGTTAATAATAAACCAGGTAGTGCATCAAATGTGGGAAATATAGTTGTCCAATATGCGAATTATAACAATCCTAATGGACCCGCATTAAGTCAAACTTATACTAGTCAACAAGACGACGACGACGTTCAATACGCTAAATTCCCGATGGATATTGAATATTTCCAAGTTATAACCGCAAATACTTATTCTGAATTTTCTACATTGTGTGCTGCGGGTGGGAATAACCCATTAGGTCTCCAACGTAGGTTTATTAATAATGAAATGAAATTTAATAGAATTTACAGTTACGACAACCCATCTCCATTCCCACCTGATTGGATAAACTTTTTAAATGACCCCGCATATCCGTTGGCCAACCCGTTATTAAAACCTGGTGATTATTTTCCAGGATTTAACGACCAAATTGTTGTTTTCTTAGTTAGAGGGGTTGACCCGTACTCAACAAGAAGTGATTGTGAGTACGACCTTAGTATATTATATGGTGATACAGGATTTGGTAACCCTGCTTATAAAGTTACAAGTGGTGGCGCCGTACCTAAATATCATTTAAATCAACCAATCAAACCTGATTTTAAAAATGTTAGACATAATTTAACAAATAACTTTGACACTGATGCGTATAGTGGTCAGAAACTATATTTTGATTCATTCCATTATCAACCAGCTAGTACTGGTACCGCTTCATTTTCAGGGTTTCCTTCTAATCTACATACATATTATTCTTCATTAGATAATGGTAGTATGTCATTTTACCCTGAAAATGCTAAACCACTTTTAAGTGCGGGATTTGACCCTGATACATTTTACGGTGTCAATGTGAAATCGAATAACGTATTTTGCAGGGAGTTTACAACTACGATAACAAGTAATTACTATGAAAACCCTGTAAATATTACAAGTAGTCGAGGTTATTTCCTTAATGAAATTATTGAGGGTGGTTCAGGAATGTATTTACAAGCGTCGGTTCAGCAAGTTTATAGTAGTGGTCCTGGTGGCTTTAATTATATTGGATATTACTATGCGCCAAAATACCCAATAACAAATATGAATTACAATTTGGGTGGAAGTAGAAAAATAGTTATGAGGTCTGATAGATTACCAACATCAACCACATTACAGGATAATTTATTCAATAGTTTTGCATTACATAGTAATCTTAATTTTTCAGTATTTCAGTTTTCGGATGACGGAACATCAATATCTGGTTCAGGTACAGGTGGAGACCAAACAGTTAATTTAACAGGTACTACTGCTGATTTATCAAGTGCTGGAGAACCTAAAATAATTAGTAATGTTATTGATTCATTTAACTGTGGTAAAATGGTTAATTTAGGTTGTTATGGTGAACAAAGTGGAGAGTTATATGTTGACTATACTGGTGATTGTCGTAAAGACCCTGTTGGTGGTGGTGATTTGGTTACAAATGGATGTTATACTTATGTAACAACCATATTTTTATCATTACCTAGAGACCTTTTACTGTTAACTGAATGGGTTTCACGTTTATTAATAACATTCGGAGCGTGTCGAAATGTGTGGGGACACATGTTTACAAACAATTGGATAAACGGAACTTTATACGCGTTTAATTTTAACAACGATGTTACATTTACATCACCATTGGCACCTAACCCAAATCAGGCTCAATATGCTTATTGTGATGATGTGGTGGTATTACATAATAGTACTAATAACTTTTATTATAGAAGTAGTCCGTGGAATGAATTGACAAACCAATTT